TGATGTGCTCGTACACGGCGTCCACCTTCACGTCCATCGGCACGTCCTTGGACTCGCGCACCGTGTCCAGCCAGCCGCGGTCCAACAGGTAGGTGTAGTCGCGGTGCTCGGTGTAGGTCAGGTTGCCCTCGCCGATCTTGACGTAGACCTCCTGCGACTTGAAGGTGATCGCGGCGCTGGCGGCATACGTGCCCGCGCCCAGGGGCGGCGAGAACGTGATGCTCGTGGTGCTTCCGCCGCCGGCCGTCACTGCCGCACCCGCCGCCACTTCGGCCACGGCAACCGCAGCGCCGCTGCCGGTCAGCGCCGACGTGACCGGAACCAGAAGCGGTTGCGGTGCGTGAGCCAGCGTGCCCTGGAACGTCACGGTGTAGCTGCCGGCCGTCCCGGTCACGGCGACATTTCCCGCCCCGATGCTCGCCATCGCGGTCAAGGCCGTCGCCACGGCATCCGCGGCGGCGTTGTAGGCGATGCCCGCCGTCTCGCAGCCGCCCCAAACCAGGCTGAACGTGCCGCCCGAGGCATTCTGCACCGTCACCGACTGCACCTCGTTCTGGCCGCTGCCGGTGGGTGGCGCGCCGGCCGTCGTCTCGGCGATGGCGACCGTGGCGCTGGTGCCGATCAATTCCGAGGTGTCGGCGATCAAGAGCGGCTGCGGCGCGTTGGCCAGCGAGCCTTGGAACGTCACGGTGTAGCTGCCGGGCGTCCCGGTCACGGCGATGTTCCCGGAAGCCCCCACCAGCGGAGCCAACGCTGCGGCGATGTCCGTGGGAGCGGCGTCGTAGGCCAGCTCGGTGGTCTGGCCGCTGCCCCAGAACAGCTTGAACGTGCCGCCCGTGGCGTTCTGGACCGTCACCGACTGCACTTCGTTCGCGCCGCCGGTGCCGGAGCCTTGCGTGCGGCCCGTGACTGTGTGGTTGAGCGGACTCGTTTCGCCCGCGATGTTGAAGCGAGCGCCGATCGGGACGAGTCCGGGGTTGAGGCTGTTCAGCGCCACCGTGCCAATCGACAGGGTGGTGGCACCGGCGACCGGTGCCGTCGCGGGCCCGACCGCGGACCCCTTCAGACCATCCCTCATGCGGATGGTGCAGTATTTCAGTTCGATGCGAGCCATGTCGATGGCCTCCTGTTGGTCCAACTGTTCACGGTATGTACATCACGTAGCGGGAGTCGATCATCACCTGCTTCTGCCGGTCCGTTTGATCGGTCTGCCCGAAATGAAACACGCGCACGGCGTCGTTGCGCCCGGTACGAGTCAAGAAGCAGCCCACGAGGCTGGCGTCGTCGCCTTCCTCCTTGCCCAGCCGGAGCATCGGCATCGGGTCATCCAGCCGCTCGTGGAACTTGCCGACGACCGTGATGATGTCGTACTGGTTCGCGTTGTTCTCGTACCGGCTTGTAAAGAGCAGGTTGATGTCGAGACTCACCTCGTAGTAGTCGTTGCTCAACTCCTTCGTGAAGGGGCCCGACATCCGAATCTCGACTCGCCGCGGCGCTTGCTCAAAATCCGTTGTCCGCTCGTCCAGCCCCTCCACCAATGCCGGAATCTTCAAGTCCTCGGCGAGCCGTTTCAGCACGGTCGCCACGGACGCGAAGGTCCAGCGCGCCCAATTCGGATTCACGGCCATTGGGACACCTATTTCGTTGCAGTGGGGGCGGAACACAGGGCAAGCCCGTCAGCCGCCGAGACTCGAAACTCGCTGGCGCTCTCGATGCGGCCTTTCAACTCCTTCGCAATCACGAGCCAAGCCGTGTCGTACTCGTACTCGGTGATGCTCTCGATGTCGTAGTGCCGGTCGTTGAAGACGATCCAATCGTCCTTGGCCAGCACCAGGTCGGGCGGAACATCGTGCCGGTCGATCAGGAAATGCCGGCCGCTGGTGTCGAAGCTGCTCCCCTGGATGATCGCCCGGTTCGCCGTCATCGCGCCGGCGTTCTGCCGCACCTCCCGCTGCGTCTTTGCGGGCAGCACGACCACGCGCTTGATCTTCCACTGCTTGATCTGCCAATACGTCTCGCCGGTCCGCGGGTCCGTCTGGACCTGGGCCTTGCGGCGTACAACCACGGTCGCGCCGTGCTGGCGCTTGTGGATGTACAGCGAAAGCCGCATGAAGCGGTCGTGGATCGGATTGGCCTTGCTCATGGCATCAGCCGCCTTCGGCGCATTGACGGCGCAGAGGGCATTCGCGGCCTTCCAGGACCTTTTCCACGCGCTCCATCATGGCTGTGTTCTGCGCGATCACGTCCGTGCAGCGCTCGACCATCGGCAACAGCACTTGACGCTGTTCGTCTTCCAGCTTCGAGATGCGCTTGCTCATGCGCAGTTCGCGGAGCCAGTTCTGCCAGAGGAAGAAGCCCACCACCAGCACCAGCGGCCCGTACTGCTTGAGCAGCAGCAAAAGGTCAGAGAGTTCCATGCCAGGGCCTCCGCTCGGAATCAAAAGTGAGAAAGTCCGCCTGGCCCGGATCGTTCCGGGCCAGGCGGCTCGTTACCTTGCAACAGCAGGGCTTAGCCCTGGAGGACACAGCACAGGTTGGTGTCCAGGATGGCGACCCCGGCCAGGATGTCGAGGTTGACCACCGTTCCGCCGCCCGTGATGCTGTACTGCATCGAGACCCTCATGGCGATGTCGTTGTAGACACCGACGTGAGCCAACACGCCCATCGCGTTGTTGGGGATGGCCAGCGGACGAGTGACCAGGGCGATGGCGTTGCGGTGGAACGCCATGTTCAGCGCGCCGGACGGGCCCGGATAGCACGGGTCGGCGTTGTTCAGGGCCAGTTCCAGCGGACGATCCAGGTAGACGGCCTGGTAGCCGCCGACCGGGTTCGGGTTCCCGGAGGCATCCGAGGCGTAGGACTCGATCACCGTGTAGTTCCGGCGGTTGCTGCCGGTGCCGAAGGCGACCAACTGGCCGATGGACGGCGCGTTGGTGTAGCCCTGCAACTGCACGGAGGCGACCCAACCGGCGGCGTAGCTGCCGGCCACGGAGCACGCCTTGTAGCAGGCGTACTGGGCACCGGCCTGCGTGGCGTACTTGTTCGCCTCGTTGAGGGTCACGGTGCTGTGGTCGGTGGCGACCGCGGTGACGTAGGTCGGCTGGTCGTTGCCGGCCACGACGAGGAACTCGCCGACCGCCGGGTTGTGGGCCGTGTCCACGGTCACGGCCTGCGCGCCGCTGCCCGCAGCGGCCAGGGCGTTGGTGACGGTGCCGAACGACACGTCGCAACTGGTCTGCTGAACGGCATTGACGTTCTGGTCCATGTACGTGTCGAAACCGAGGATGCGACCGAGGGTGGCGCTTTCCAACGCCGTCCCGAAGTCGCCGCGCTGCTGGGCCGCGATGAACAGCTCGTTCTTCAACAGGGCCGTCTCGCTGATCGGGGCCAACACGAGGTTGCGCCCTTCCAGCGGGGCCTTGTTGACGTTGAGCTGCTCGCGGGCCTCCAGCACGAAGTCCTTGCTGTTGTCCGCGGCCAGGTTGTTCAGCCGGCCGACCCGCTGGGTCGGGCTGCCCAGGAACCCGTGGACGCGGCCCAGGACGGCCCGGTCCACCGAACGGGCAATCGTCATCATGCCCGGCCGGAGGTAGATGTCCACCAGGTCTTGGAACGACTTGCTGGCCTCGCCGTCCTTGATGGTGAAGCTGGTGTAGAACCACTGGTCCAAGGGCACCTGGACGTTCGTGGCCGAAGCGTCCTGGTTCTGGAGCGTGGTGCCGTCCTGCTTGCGGCGAATCTGGAACGTGCCGGGCCGGCGGGTGTTCACCACGTCGCCGAACTGCCGGATTTCGTTCTCGAAGTCGCGGTGGACCAGGTTGGCGATGACCATGTTCTCCTGGAGGATCGCCAAGCCTTCCGCGGCCCACAGCTCGGGAACGAAGGCGGTGTTGTCGTTGTCGTAGCAAGCGACCACCGCGGGGGAGAGGTACAACGGATTCATCGTTGAAACTCCATGTTGGTGTCAATCAGAGAAGCGCAAGACACCGCGACGTGCGGCGTCCCGAACGACGAACCCCTGACGGAACGCGCTAGCGGCGCGACCCTTTCTGCGGACGGAGCCCGAGCAACTCAGGGTTCTTTGCCCGAAGCTCCATGTACTGCTGTTGGGTCAGCTTCCGCGGATCGACTTTGCCGCCGCCTCCCGACGCAAGGCCGCCGGTTGCCGCACTCGACCCGATGCCGCTGACGACGCCGGACTTGAAGAGGTTGCCGTAGGTCTGCGGCAACTCCTTCATCCGCTTCACAGCGCTCTCGGGCGTGTGCAGGGTCACGGTCGGCTCCCCGGTGTTCGGATCGGTGTCCGGGAAGTCCACCACGACCTTGAATTTCCCCGTGCCCTTGCCCGTCTTCTCGTCCGTGATCTCGGTCAAGCGGGTCATGGGGCGCAACACGGACATGACCGTGTTGGTGTTGAACGCATCGCCGCCGACGGCCGCATCCATCAAGGCCCGCTCGACCGTGCCCTCACGGTAGCGCTGTTCCCACACCTCGCGGGCCTTCTTCTCGTCCGTCAACTGCTTCGTGTACTGCTCTTCGAGCTGCTTCCGCTCGTGGGCCAACTGCTGTTCCTTCGTCCGCGTCTCCTTCCGCATGTCTTCCAACTGCTGGGCCAACTGCTCGCGCTCTTGGATGGTCAGGTTCTTCGACGCCGACACCTCCTCAAGCATCTTCTCGACCCGCTGAAGCTGCGCCTGGTGCTTCCGCTTGTCCTCCGCGAGGTAGCGGTTCAGGTCGTCCTGGGTGAAGCGGGTCTCGCCCGCACCGGCACCCGCGCCTCCGCTTGCGCCGGCCGCGGCACCGGCCCCGGTCCCGGCACCTGCGCCGGCTGCCGCGCCCGCGCCTGCGCCCGCACCGGCTCCCGCGCCGGCACCGTCGCCACCCTCGCCGTCGAAACAAGCCACCACCGCACGCGACAAATAGAGAGACTGCATCGCTGTTCTCACACCCACGATTGAGGTGCAGACGCCGAACGTCGTGGTCCGCAGGCGTCTCAAAGCCACGGCCTTAGAATGGGTCGCCGTGTTGGCCCAGCATTGGAGCCCGGCACACGCCAGGCTACGAAACTCGGGACAATCGCACGGCCTGGTCGTCGCGCAGAAACGGCTTCAAGAGCGACCAGGCCAAGGGATTCGGCACCAGGTTAATCAGGTGCTCGATCGGCACCATGCTCCGCTCGTAGTGCGTCCGCACCTCGGCGTAGCCTTGGGCCGTCACCGTCAAGTTCTCCAACTCCATTTGCGGGTCCACGCCATCCAACAGACTGTAGGCCAATTCGTACTCGGCCATGCGGATGGCGTCCGGGATCGTCGTGTCCGAGCCGCGCGGGAACTCCAACGGCTGACTCGCTTCGGCGGCGCGTTCCCCCTGCCGATATTGCTGTTCGCTGCGCCAGTCAACCGCATCATCGGTCGGATCGCGCCACGGAGGGGGCGTTTGCTGGCGGTACACCCAGACCGCGTGCTTGTCCCCCTTGAACGCAAGGTTGTCGATCAGCCGGCGGGCCGACAACAGGGCCTTGTTCTGTTCCGTGGGGCACGCATCGTCCCAGGCGTCCGAATGCAGGCGGCCGGCGAAGTAGGCGTTGGCCTCGTCGAGGCTGCCGTAGATGTCCGCGTTGATCGCCATTGCTACGCCTGCCCTAAAGCCCTCGACCCTACCTCGTGACAGCCACACACCAGCGCCGCTACACCCCTATCCACGCAAGGTCCTGATTGGCACTCCTGGAGACCACATACACCTGCGTGGGGTCGTCCACCGGCAAATCAATCGCATGTCCGGGCAAAAGCGGCATCCCACCGGTAGCTGCCGAATCCGCCGTGACACTGCGCCTTCCGACATAGATCACGTCCGTGTTCGGCACCGGATCATTGGGACCCGGAGCCCGAAGGAGAACGCCGCGAACGAACTTGAAAGTCAGTGTTGTCAACGGCATCGGCGTGGTGCCAACCACGGTATGCCCGTGCGCCAGCCTGTTGGACGGCGATGTTTCTTTGACTTCCCACATGGCTACTCGCCCTCTTGCTGATTGTGCTTGCCCTTGCCACGGACAGGCGGCTTTGTCGTGTCTTTCAGCGTGGTATCGCGGCTGGCCGCCTTCTCTTCCTTGCCCGCGCTGGAATTCGCCGAAAGATCACGGACGCCGCGGGCCCCGGCATCACTGTTCATGTCCCCGGCGACCTCGTTCAGGGCCGTCGATTCGGAGCCGGCCCACTTCTCCGTGGCCGGATCGCGGCTTGTGGCCCCGGTGGTCTGCGAACCCAATTGGCCGCCCTTCTGCTGGGCTTGCAGAATCCGAATCGCCCTCGCGGCATGGTCGGCCCGGGCCTGGATGTGCTCGTCGTCGTTGAAGCCCAGGGCCATCGAGCCGGTCTTCTCGCCGCACAGGCCGGCCTCGACCGCCGCAATGATGGTCGTTGGGTCGCTGGTGGCGTAGGGGGCCTTGTCGATCTCGTCGAAGATAGCCTGAATGTCGCCGACGCTGATCTTGCCGCCCAACAGGGCCAACACGATGTTCTTGGCCAACTCGCGCTTGACCTTCTGCCCCGGCACGGCGTACATCAGCTTGACCAGGCTTTGGGCCTCCGCAATCCGGTCGGAATCCGTCTTGAGGCTGTAGCGGTCGGGATACTTGATGGTGGCGACGTTCCGTTTGGCCGCATCACGCTCTTCGTAGGCCGCCCAAAACTCGGCGACCTGCCGCTCGGCGGCCTCCAACACCAAGCCGATGTAGGACAGCCCCGCTTCGAGCCCCTGGTTGTCCATCGACTTCGATTCCGCCGTGGCCCGGTTCGCCGTGTCGGCCACCGCCAGATGAATCAGCTTGCGGATGTCGTCTTCCAGCTTGGCTTGCAGGTCCATCGAAGCCTTCAAGGGCTCGCTCGACGGATTGATGAACGCGGGCTGATTCGCCTTCAAGTCGTAGGTCCGGCCTTGCGTGACGCCGACCTTGATGTCGCTGTCGGCGGCTGCCTGGCCGCCCGTCGTCGCCGTGCCGTCCTCGCCCACCGCGTTCT